ATGAAAGATGCCAGTCGCAGTAAAGGGCGCAGTCGCACTTCGTAAAGCCTTGAGGCAGTTCACACCTGATTTAGCCAAGCAATTACCTAAAGAGATGGCGATAGCCCTTAAGCCTGTTGTGAAAACAGCTAGGGGCTATGCGCCTTCTGAAAGTCAAATACTTAGCGGTTGGAAACCTAGATCAATGGGCGAAGGTCGATTCCCTACCTATAACGCCTCAATGGTCAAGGCTGGTATTGGCTACAAGACAACACCTTCAAAGCCTAATCGCAGAGGCTTTAGATCGTTAGCGCGCTTATTCAATAAAACAGCAGCTGGTGCGATCTATGAAACTGCTGGGCGCAAGACCCCAGACTCAAGATTTGTACGCAATCTAAATAGCAAGTACGCATCTACAATGAAGGGCAATGCCAAGTTAGAAGGCCGAGTCCTCTATCGTGCCTATGAAGAAGATCAAGGCAAAGCGCAAGATGGCGTGCTTAAGGCTATTGAAAAAGTTAAAATTAGATTAAACCAAAGAGCATCGGTGGTTGGATAATGCCAAATATTCTAATTGATTTAGCTGCCGAGTTTACTGGCAAGAAGGCCTTTGATAAGGCTGGCAGTTCGACAACTAAACTTGAAAAGAGTGTAAAAAGTTTAGGCCGCACTCTTGGCGTAGCCTTTAGCAGTGCTGCTGTTCTTGCCTACGGCAAAGCCTCTGTGAAGGCTGCTGCTGCCGATATTAAGGCACAAAAGCAGTTAGCCCTAGCCCTAAAGAATGTTGGCTTAGAACGCGATGCAGCGACTGCTGAAGGTTACATCCAGCGACTTGAATCAGAGTTTGGCGTCATCGATGACAAACTGCGTCCTGCTTATGCTTCCCTAACTGTTGCCACAAAAGACACTGCCGAAACCCAGCGCATTCTTGGTATTGCTTTAGACATCTCAGCTAGCACAGGCAAAGATCTTGAATCCGTAGTAGCAGCGTTGAGCAAGGCTTACTTAGGCAACAACACAACTTTGAGCAAGTTAGGCGTTGGCATTGCCAAGGCTGATCTAAAAACTAAGTCTTTCAAAGAGATCACAGATCAACTGGCTGTTACCTTTGCTGGTTCTGCTAAGGCTTCTGCTGATTCATTCTCTGGCTCAATGGACAAGTTAGCGATCGCTTCAAACAATGCTAAAGAGATCATTGGTACAAGCCTTATTGGTGCTTTGCAATCACTAGGCGATGACAAGAGCATAGGCAATTTAAGTGCTGATATTGAAGGTGCTGCAAAGTCACTAGCTAACTTAATCGATTCAATTGTTTATCTCAAAGGTGAAATATCTTCGATACCAGGTGCCGGAATCTTTGGATTCTTAGCAGGTGGCGTAAGTGATCTATTGGGCAGATTTAGCCCTCAGCGTTTAGCCGAGTTAGTTAAAGCCATTAAAGGATTCCAAGGCATGGGCAATGTTGCCATGACTGGTGGAAGCAATCAAGATACTCAAAAGTTTGAAGCACAGCAAAAGAAACTAGCTGCTGCACAAGTTGCTGCTACTAAGAAGGCTGCTACTGCAAAGATTAAGGCTGATCAATTAGCGGCTTCTAATGCAGCTAAACTGGCTAAGGCTCAATCAATCTTTGACATTGACAAGATTCAGATTGAGGCCGCGCTAAAGGGCAAGATCTCAGACGACGAAAAGTTACGCCTAGAGTTACAGCGTGCAATCCTCAACGAGGACTTTGACTTGGCCGATAAGTTACAAAAGAAACTAGAAGCCTCGCAGCGAGCCACAGCAGCTCTTCAAGGTTCTATTAATGGCATTAAGCCACCTGTTGATCCTTTTGCTGGGATGCTTCTAACTTTAGAATCTGTAATTACAGCTCTTGGCAAGATCTCTGGAATGCCTGTCAGCAGTGTTGGTGGCACAAAGAATGTACCTAAAGAACCTGTTGAGATTATAGATCCAAAAGATCCTAAGCAAGATCCACCTCCTACTAACAAAGAACCAGTTCCAGTTATTGTGGTTCCAGATCCAACTCCGCCACCAGCAACTAATAATAACAATCCCTTTGGTGGTCTTGGTGGCAGCACTGGTGGCTTTGGTTTCTCGCTTCCAGATTATCTAAAGAATACAATTCCACAGCAACCAGTCACAGTTATTGTAAACAACAATGGCACAACCATTATGCAAGATGAGTTTGTAAAAGTAGTCAATGAAGCAGTAGTGACTGCGAATACTAATGGTCAGAATAACTATCGACCAGGTGCAGTGCCAGCAGAGAATCTATAATGACACTTCCAGTAATTAACGCAATCATCAACTTTTCAACAGGTGCTGGCTTTGCCTCGCCTATGATTCTTGATTCTGGCGTTCTGGGAGTCAATGCTCTAGCTGATAGCACTGCAGTATCAGTCGATGTATCTAGCCTCGTTGATTCAATCAAAACTACACGCGGTCGCACAGCTCTTTCAGATGTATTCCAGACTGGCACAATGAGCCTTCGGATAATCGATCAGACAGGCGCGTTCAATCCAATGAACCCAGCCTCGCCTTATTACAATCTTTTAACTCCAATGCGCAAGGTAACTATCACTGCCACTTATGGCACAACTACCTACCCAATCTTTGCTGGCTACATAACCTCATATGATACGACTACTCCTAAAGATGTTGGTGAAGTTGTTTACACAACCATTCAAGCGGTTGACGGCTTTAGATTATTTCAGAATGCACAGATCACAACTGTGGCTAGCAGTTCAGCTGGTCAAACCAGTGGCACAAGAATTGGCAAGTTGCTCGATGCCGTAGGTTGGCCTGTCGGAATGCGCGATGTTGATACTGGCCAGACCACAGTTCAAGCAGACCCCGGAACTTTAAGAACTTCGCTTGGCGCAATGCAGACAGTCACAAGCACCGAATATGGTTCTTTGTATATGGACGCATTCGGTAATTTAGTTTTTCAAGACCGCCAACTTACTTCATCAAGCGTTGCTGGGACTCCAGTTGACTTTAATGACAATGGCACTGGGATCTCGTATAACAATGCCGTCTGGAAACTAGACGATACTTTAGTATTTAACAAGGCCAGCGTTACTCGTACTGGTGGCACAGCTCAGGTGGCCTTTAATCAAGATTCGATCGATAAGTATTTTTTGCACTCATTCCAAGAGCAGAACCTGCTTATGGAAACAGATGCGGAAGCCCTAAACAATGCCCAAGCCTTTGTCGCTTCTCGTCAAGAAACTTCAATCCGTTGCGACGCGGTTACTCTGGATCTCTACACTGCTAACTATGACGCTGGCATTACTGCCGCTTTAGATCTTGACTTCTTTGATCCAATCACAGTAACCACAACTCAACCGGGCTCATCGACCCTTACCAAGACTTTGCAGGTATTCGGCGTGTCACATGACATCAAACCGAGTAACTGGAAAACCACATTAACCACCCTAGAACCCATCATTGATTCGTTCATTATTGGAACAAATTATGGGATACTAGGCACTAACACACTTTCTTACTAAGGAGATCAAATGGGAGCACCATTAGGCTTCAAGACATTCGCCACAGGTGATGTTCTCACAGCCGCAGACACAAACGGATACTTAATGCAGGGAGTCTGGACATTCGCTTCAGCAGCTGCTCGCGATGCGGCTGTTACTAGCCCGCAAGAAGGCAATTTTTGCTTCTTAAAAGATAGTAATACCACACAATTTTATTCAGGATCAGCATGGACAGCAGTGGGCGCCAGCAAAGTTATACAGGTAGTTTACGGCAGCACTAGCACGTCAACTACTAACGCAACTAGCACCTATGCAGATACAACTTTAACGGCAGCCATTACACCGACTTTAGCCACAAGTAAAGTTTTAGTAATGGTCGCGCAAAATGGTCTTCAAAAAAGTGGTGCTAACTCTAACAATGCTATGGGTATCAAAATTTTTAGAGGTGCTACAGAAATCAGCGTAAGTACACCTTTAATGCTTTATACCGGAACTGCTGCTGAAATTATTGGTACATCCTATGCACAAAATATACTCGATGAACCAGCCACAACTTCAGCGACAACTTACAAAACACAATTTAGAAACGCTAACAACGGTAGCGGAATTACTACGCAATATGACAGCGCGAAATCAACAATCGTTCTAATGGAAATAGGTGCATAAAATGGCTAGAACAAATGAAGTTTTAACAATGCTAATACCTGGTGGGGGCTGGATAGCAACAGGCGATGCTTATGAAGGCATTGAATTCATAGATTGTGAGCCAATTACTAAGGCAGAGTTTGAGGCTGGCTTTGCAAAATACGACAATTTCAAAGCAGCAAAAGATGCAAAAGCCGTTGCCGACAAAGCTGCACTACTTGCCAAACTAGGCATTACAGCCGATGAAGCGGCGTTGCTTTTAGGCTGATGAAGCCTCGTTTATCTAAGTGCGCAATCCAGTTAAGGGAACAGATTGACGACACATTCCCAGATCGAGATCGATCTTCTGATGGTTGGATCGGCGACACACGACACTCTGCGCGTAAGTCAGATCATAATCCAGATGCTAGCGGCTGGGTTCGTGCCATCGATGTCGATCGAGATCTTTCGGGTAAAGCTAAACCTGACACCATGCCAGATCTTGCGGATCAGATTCGTATCTTTGCAAAGTCTGATTCTGGAAAGCGCATCTCATACATCATCTTTGATGGCAAGATCGCAAGCCCACTCCTTAAATGGAAGTGGCGCAAATACACAGGGATTAACAAACACAATCACCACTGCCATATCTCGTTTACAAAAGAAGCTGACCTTAATGGTGAGTTTCTTCAAATACCTATGATCGGGGAATCACAATGAAAGATCTACAAAACGCATTAGGCTCATGGGGCAGAGCATTCTTAGTGGCAGTTATATCCATGTATGCCGCTGGAGTTCAAGAACCAAAGGCTTTGATTGCTGCTGGTCTTGCATCGATTATTCCACCAGTGTTGCGCTACCTAGACCCTAAAGATGAACTCGGAAGAAAATGACACAGGGCGAATTCTTTCAGCTCTATATTGCCACTCTTGTGATAATCGGTGGATTGGCTGGCTTTGTGATCACTCACTTGCTGAGCGAGATCAAGCGACTCAACACACGATGCGATGAGATTTACAACATACTTTTAGAGCGGTAAAATAAAGCATGGCCGCGCGCAAAACTAAAGCAATAGAGGATCAGGGTTACACTCCACTAGAGGCTTACTGTATTGGGTTAAACGAATACTATAAAGCTTTGCGCAAGGCTGGCTTTGCCACAGACATCTGCATGTCGATGCTTATGGATCCATTCTCTTATCCTGACTGGATACTCCCTAAGCGCATCAACGATAATCCCAGCAATATGCCGGACTTTTATCCTGACGATGACGAGGATTAATGAAGAGAACCATCGTAATACCAGACTTACAAGTCCCTTATCACGATGAAGTAGCAGTCAAGAATGTTTCTAATTTTGTTAAGGCGATTCGCCCTGATGCTGTCGTTACTCTTGGAGATGAGATCGATCTCCCGCAGATCAGCCGATGGACAGAAAACAAGCCAGGCTGGTACGAACAAACACTAGCTGCGGATCGTGACATGACAGTTGATGTCCTTTGGGAATTGACCCAGCACGCCAAAGAAGCGCACATGATCAGGTCAAACCATACTGATCGACTTTACAATGTCATTATGAACAAGATTCCCGCATTCTTGTCATTACCAGAACTTAAATTTGAAAAGTTTATGAAGCTCGATGAACTCGGGATCTCTTATCATAAGAAGCCATTTCCTATTGCTAAAGGTTATGTTGCAGTGCATGGAGATGAGCAACCAATCAAACCGACTCCTGGACTCACAGCCCTAGAAGCAGCCCGTAGGCATGGGCTAAGCGTGATCTGTGGACATACTCACAGGGCAGGTCAATCAGCCTTTACAGAGGCTTCAGGGGGCAAATTAGGCCGTATCCTGCGAGGCTTTGAAGGTGGACACTTGATGGACATTCGCAAGGCTCATTACACAAAAGGCACAATGAACTGGCAACAAGCATTCTTAATCGTTGAAGAAGATGCTAAGGGTGTCCAAGTGTCAACAATTCACATAGAAAAGGACGGAACTTTCGCTTATGGCGGTCGCAGGTATGGACGATCTCGATAATCCGCTTAGGCGTGACATCGATGATGCGATGGACGATGGAGAATTGTTACCATTTCGTTATCAAAAGATGCTTGCTTAGTCTGCCATAGCCTGTACCTTAATCCTTATCAGTGATCCTCACTGAAGTAAAGGGGCTAAGAATATGAATCTAGATCTATATTTAACGCTGGTAATGCTGGCGTTTCTAGTGGTCGGTATTGCAGCTGGTTACGGCTTAGGTTACAAAGAAGGCAAAGAAGAAGGTTACGCACTCGGCCGTTCGGTCGCTCGACACACATTCTGGTCAGAGTGAAGGCCAAGGATATTCTCGATGAAGCCAAGCAGCTACTCACCGACCGAGGTGACGAATACGGCGACTCAACTCTTAATCACATTCGAATCGCAAGACTCTGGAGTGTGTATCTTGACAAAAACATTGAGCCGCACGAAGTCGCAATCTGCCTTATCCTCACCAAGATCTCGAGAACTCAGACAACAAAGGATCACGCGGACAGTTACAAGGACATCTGTGCGTACTCTGCAATCGCTGGCCAGATTACATCAACTGATTGGAACGACCTTGACAGTTACTAAAGCAAAGTCCGGAACTTGGTGTGACTACTGCCAGATGAAGTGGGGTCGCGATCACCCAAATGGCAAAGGTAAGACCTTTGCAGTCTGGACTGTGGTTAGTCAGCACGCTAAGTCTAAAGGGATCAACCGACATTATTGCCAGCCTTGTGCTGTGTGGGTGTCAATCTGGCCAGATGGATCTCACTGGCCTTTAACCGAGCAAGCCGAGTTTCTAGTAAAGCAAGAGGAGATCAATCATGGCGTTTAACTTAGCCGATTATGAAACAGTCGAGAGCCGACTGGAAAAGTTTTGGAAGGAGTTCCCAGATGGACGCGTATCAACGGAATTGGAAGTATGTGAAGCTCATCGATATGTTGTTAAAGCCTATCTCTACCGCACTTATCTCGACCAAGTCGCTTACTCGACTGGCTATGCTGAAGAGAAGGATTCTGATCGCGGCGTTAATGCCACTAGTGCGCTTGAAAACTGCGAAACTTCAGCGATCGGCAGAGCTCTTGCTAACGCAGGTTTCGCGGCTAAAGGCAAGCGACCAAGCCGAGAAGAGATGGTCAAAGTACAGTTGGCAGGACGAGGCGGAATTGAGGCAGAAAAGCCAATCATCAAACAAAAGTTCCCAGAGCCAGTAAAGGATGCCTGGACTATTGCTGATCCTAAAGATGATATGAATGTAATTCCAATATCAGCTGCACCTTCATTGAATGAAGCAATGAACTTATTGTCTGATGAACTTAATGCCAAAGAGTTACCGCAAGCACCAAAGTGTCAACATGATTTTATGGTGCATAAGACTGGAGTTTCATCAAAGACTGGCAAGCCCTACGAAGGCTATACCTGCCCTTCTAAGAATCGGGCAGAACAATGCCCGCCGATCTGGTTATAACTAATGGCTTCCCAGCATCGTAAGCACAGGGGTTACCGCACTCAGAAAGTCGTCGCTGAGTACCTATCAAAGTGGTTTCCCTATGCAGACAGTGCTGGGGCAGGTCGGCAAGGTAGCGATGTAACTGGTGTCCCGTTCGACATCGAAGTTAAAGCGCGTGCCGCCTTCCAA